CGCAATATTTCCAGACTGTCCTAAGCCCTGAGATAAGCCTAAATCACTTTGCCCAGTCAACGCTTGCATAGTGTCTGCTTGTGCCCTTCCTTTTAAAGTAGGGGCAAACTGCTCTTTAGCTGCAAGATCCCTTTGCTGTTGAAGTAAGGGACCGTACACCTGTTCAAAGTGCCTTTGTTCTTCAGACGCTATCGCCGCTTGCGTCTTCTCGCGCACACTAGGCTTATAGTCCGACTTCTTTGGTTTACTCCCCATAAGGAACCTCTCTTGTATATACTATAGTGTCTAAACTCCATCCGTTGTTAAGTGCATACTCTTCCATTTCAGAAACAGCAGAACGCGCTTCAATAGTTCTATAACCTAAATGTTGAGCTAAATTATCAAACCAATCTGCATGGTCCAGCCAATTATGCTTCCCTTGGTTATAAGTGTAAGCAATCCAAATCAATAATGTTTTAGCACCTGTAAACTGATCAACCTCTGTAGTTAGTACTAAAAACCCTATAGGAGAAGTAAATAACGTGGCTCTTCCATTAACACACTCGCTATACACATCCTCAGGTAAATAGGTAAGTTGTGGATTTTCCTCTAGTATCTGTTCAATCCCTGGTTTAATACGCAACCAATGAAGCCGTATATCCGAAACTTCGGGCACAACAGCCGCCTTATTTTTAGTTATAGGAACTACTATCTCTTCCATTTTAATAATCTATCTCCTTCCCATACCGTTTATAACGGTTACGAGAGTTTGATCCGACTCCTTTATACTTAACCATGCGCCGTACTCCTAAATCTCCACTACGCGCACGGAGTTCTGCTGTACTAACTTGTTCATTAAATAAACCTAAATAATCAGCCGCAGCCGGTGCATCACTCCAATCCCTAGAAGGGATCCGCAGGAGTCGGTACAAAGTTCCAAAAAGAATCCCGTCTCTGTAGTCGTTAGAGAGCGCAGTGCTTATATTATTAGTTGTACGCGTTGGTTTTAAAGCAACAGATAACTGTAGCCCATTAACAATTTTAGAGTTGGGTATAGGAATCACCCAAAACGTATTTGCAGATTTTTGCAAATACACCTGGGGTTTAGTAGAACGATCACGCCAATCTGGGTAATTAAGTTCTAAACTTCTAGGGCTTATAGGATCTAAATCATCCCCATCATGGGTCATCCATAAAATACTATGTACAGAAGTCCCTACAGGTTGATCAAAATCATACTCATACACACCCGATATAGTCGTTATCGGGTCTACATCATGCGTATAAGCCTTAGTTTTTTCACAAAACTCAATAGTAGCCGCGCGTAAGTTGGACTCTACTACCGAATCCGGGCACCCCGGAACATAAGGCAGTATTTCCCTTTCTAATGACTCATACGAAGCCATTTATTTACCCTGTTGCTGCGGGTAAAGGCTGAGAGGGAGCTGAAGAAATGCCGATTTGATCCTGGTTCGGGCTTACATTAAATTGAGCTTGTCCTCCTGCACCAAGACTCCCCGCAAACAACTGGTAGTGTGTACCAGCTCGTTGTTGATTACCTGCAAACTCCGCATCCTTCAAGTAACACCTAAACAATACATAGTCTATAATTGCATTACCAAATATATCGTCTACTGAAATAGTATCATCTGTATCAGCTAGATCTGTTGGCGCACCTGAATATACAATCTCTAAGAACGTACTCGTAGTAGATGCTCCTGGGTAAACATAAAAACTACGCGGGTTATCCTCATCAAAAATATAATGTTTTACCGTAGTGGTATGCGTTGCATCACCACTTACAGTTGGGTCATGCCAATCGGGTTCTTGCGTGTCTAGAATATCAGAGTCTACTAATCTAACGGCTCTTTTACCTGTTGCACTACCCGCTGCAGATGACATGTTCCTAGTCACCTTAATAAGCCGAAGCCCACCAGTGGGTAAGGATTGTTTAGTACCAACGACTAAAGCCACATTGGCGGTAGTCGCAGTAGATTCAGGTCGAAGATTGCAAACTTCTCTTTGTGCATCATTAACATACCGTAACAATTCTGCCTCAGGCCAACGAATGCTTGTTGTATCCTGAAGTATGTCTTGTATACGGGATATTAAATTAGCACCTGTTAGTGTACCGGCCATAATTTCACCTCGTTAATTATTCAGTTTTTGTATCCTCTACTTCTACATACGCCTCATTGACGTCTAGAGTACTAGGATCATCAGCGACATAATGGCCGTCTTTGTTCCTCGCTCTAGTTTTTTTCTTGGCGGCAGTTTTCTTAGCAGGTTTTTTAGGTGCAGGTTTAGGGGCTTCCCTAACTTCTACAGCGCCTTGCTGTAAAGCTTGATAGCCCATATCATCACCTACTTCCCGTTCTTCACCACCTTTCAAAAAGATAGATGCCCCCCAAGTTGTAGAAATATGGAGATCTGTTTCTGATTTAATTTTCACTTTTTTCTCCTAAAAAAGATTCTTTAAAAAAGTAGGTAGCCCCGAAAGGCTACCCACCACCCAGGTTTTAGTAAGCAACATCTAACCTTATAACACCAAAGTCTTCATTCTGACTTGATACATCAGAATAATAAACTGGTTTCTTAAAGCCAAATATCTTACCAATAGAGATACCATTTTGGTTTCCATAGTCGAAAGTATCTTCGACAATTTCTGGAAGCCCGATATCAGCCATCGCAAGTCCTTGCGCTCCAACGAACAAGCAGCCGGCACCATCAATATCAGCGTCTGCTCCCCATTTGTATCCATTAGAACCGGCATTACCGGAAGCTCCTGAAGTCGCGCCACTTGTGTTAAACACGTGCCTGAACTCATGAACCATAATGCCATCAACCATTAAGCTTGAAGAACCTGAGAACAATTCATTGTTCGGTCCTCTTACTCCAGCATTTCTGACGTTAGCCAGGAAGTCTGAATCAAGTTTAAGGTCTGCCATAACTTGAGGTGACACAAATAAATGATATACCTCTTCGTTTCCTGCGCCTCTTAAGCCTCTGATATAACTATCTTTGGCATAAGCTTTCAGCTGAACGATAGCTTTATAATTTAAGGTATCAGCTGCTACTACTGCAGTAACGTCTCCTGTTGTTATAGTGCTAGTTCCAGCATCCCACCTTCTATGTCTATTAGAAGTAGGAGCAGATACGTCACCAGAGAATACAAGATCACTAAGATTTTGCCCTGAACCCAGGGTATTTCTTAATGCGCCATTATTCTTAATGCCGTAGGAAACACCAGCCATCGTTAAAAACGCTAACTGGTCTATACGATCTGCCATTGCGTATGCAAGTGCGTCTCTTGAATGCTCACGAAAGTTGACAACTGACTTCTGATCAGCAAGACGACCCGCGAGTCGGTTTGCAAATCTGAGTTGGTCGAGTTGAACAACAATGTCGTACGCCCTTAATGCTTCTTCATTACCTTCAAGCGTGTTGTCTCCAACGATACCATCTCCAGTCATATCGGCTAAAAGAGTTATTACAGCTCTTGCGCCTTTTTCAGACTGGGTAAGTTCAGATATTCTCTGAACCATAGCGTTAGGTCCACTACCCGCAAATTGGTTAATGAAGGACATATTTCGGGCAACGCGCCAAAAATCACGTGACCAGATAGTAAGCTGTTCGCTGGTCAGTGCGCTAAAATTAGTATTAGCCATTTATGTACTCCAAATTTAAGTTAATAATACTTAACCGACTTTTGGGGCGATATTTACCCGTTTACCCTTTATCGTTGGGGCTACGACTGCGTGTATTTTACGAGAACGACCTCGGTTATATTAACGCCATAACAGGCGATTACGTTTTTTTACTGAAACGACTCAGGTTAGATATCGTTCTAACAAACGAAACTTATATAACATCCTATCATAACTTTACCCAAAGTCACCCCGCATTCGTTTTAAAGTTTCTTCCGGCAAGGCACCAAACTCTTCATCAGATAATATATTTAAGTCTGCAACTTTATCTCCTCGTTTAGCCGTGCCTTCTCCTTGAAGCTTTGGGGGTTGTGATTTTGAGGCTTCTAATTTCTTTTTAACCGCTGTTCTCTGTCTATTTTGTACAACTGCTTTATTTTGTTTAGTAGTAGAATCTTCTACACCATTAAGCAATTCTGGGCGTTTTACTGCTAGTGTATATTCAGTCGCTTTCGCTAAAGAATCTGCTGGCTCATATCCCTGGACAATAAACGCGTCTCTTAACTCCATAACTTCAGTAGTTATCTCTTTATCAAAATCTTCGTGGTTTTCATTAAGAACCGAAAAAGTCGCTTCTATTTCTTTAGCTTTTTCCTGGAGATCTTGAGCCGCTTGAGACTGTTGTACGGTTTGGCCCATCTGCTGTTGCATTTCAAACATTACTTGTTCTTTCTCAGCTGCACGCATTTCGGTACGAAGGGCAACCGCGCTGGTAGAATCTCCATCTAATATGAGTTGTTGGTACTCTACTTCTTTTCCATCAAAATCGTATTGCGGAGCTTCGGCTTGAACCTCTGCTTCTTTTTGTTGTATGTCATCTAGCTGTTTTTGCATTTTTTTATTTTTTGCTAAAACTTCATCTAGTCTGGACTTAGGCACCATAGGTGATTTTGGAGGTTCTACTGGTTTTTCGGGTTCCTCCTCAGTCTCTACAAGCTCATCAACTATTTCTTCGGCGGCTTCTTGTTCTGC